CGTGCGCGGGCGGAACGCCGTTTTTGACGAGATCGAAAAGAGAATTTTCGCCGCGGCGAAGAAAGACGTAAGGAAAAAGCGGGCGGAGAGAAGGGAAGGCAAGAAAATTCCCCTGTCGGTTTCTCAAAAAAATCGGGAAAAAATCGCAATATGATGTTATACAATAGGTTTGCGAATTGAGGCAGACCTATTTTTCTTTTCCGAAAAATTTTAGATAGGCTTACCTTAATTGGCAAGCCTATTTTTATTTTACACGGAGGTATGCAAATGGCAGAAAAGAAAAACGAAAGCACGAAAGAAAAAATCTGTATCGGCGTTTATATTACCTGCGATATGCACGCTAAGCTTACGAGCATTGCGGCGGACAAAGAGCTCAAGTTGAGCGACGTTGTAAGAGCGGCTCTCAGAGAATATGCCGAGAAAGAATTGGCTTAGGAGGTAATTATGGTTAAGCTCAAAAAGATTGAGGAAATGGTGCACAAGGAGCTCGTTGAAAACCCGATTACCCGTACAAGCGATATGGCTCTTATATTGTCGATATTCAAAAAGACAGGCATTGATACTCAGAAACCGTTTGCTGAGCTTGCCTTAAGCGGCGAACTCGGTCAAATGGCGAGTATCAAGAGGGCTCGCAGAAAGGTGCAAGAAAAACACCCCGAACTCAAAGAGGCAGAAACGGCAGCGGCAAGAGCTGAGGTTGAGCAAGATTTTAGGGAATTTGCAAAATCATAAAAAGGAGAATACAAATGAAGATTAGGTACAGAAAAGTTTGTTTGGGAAACCGTGAGTATGAGGTTGAAGAGGTCAAATACGGTCAAGATTGGTTGCAGGTAAGAGGCGGAGCTTGGAACGACGTAATGAATAGATGTATGTTCACGGTTGTTGCTATATGCGACGGTTTTGAAATTTGTTATGACAAAGACGGAAAGTTTTTTGCATTAAGGAGGTAGGACGGTTATGAAAAGAATCTGTATCACGTATCGTATGCAAAAAGGGAACGAAACGGCGGAAACTTGCCACGTTCTACCTATGATGGACGTTGTTGCTGACAACATCTTGAGAGAACAGGAAAATAGTCAGTATATTAAATCGGCGTGTGCCGTAAGCAGCGTTTTGGAACATCTTGCTTATATGCAAGGTTATTCGTACAAAGGCTTTATATGTGCCGAATTGGCATAAAAAAATAAACAAGGAGATAAAGGTTATGAAAAAAATTGAACGGTTGCAAAAATTGAGCTTATCTGAGGCAGAGGTTTTTTTGACGGGGCTTGTCGGGGAGGACAAGGCTAAGCTGTTTTTCGAGGAAGAACAGACGACTGTCAAATTAAAGGACGTGCAGGTAGGCTCTTTTATTAAGTACGGCGGTATTGAGTGGGTTGTGCTTGATAAGAGCGAGGCGGACGCATTAGTGCTTTCTAAAAGCTGTCTTTTCAATAAGGCGTTTGACGAATCGAATTGTAATAATTGGGAAACGTCGTCGCTCAGAAAGGCAATGAACGCTATCGACGGTAAAGGTCGTTTTAAGCTGAAAGAGTTTGCAGGAATCAATGCTGACGATTTAGTGCCTATCAGGAGAAATTTACTTACCGACGACGGTATGCCTGATTATGGCGATTGCGAGGACAAAATTACGATTTATACGGCAGAAGAATATCGCCGTTATAGAAAGTATATCCCGAACGCCGAAAAATGGCATTGGACGATTACGGGGGATAGCCTCGTTTGCTCGGGCTGTGTTCGGTGCGTCTATTCGGACGGTACGTTGGACTGCGGCAGTGCGTGCAACGACTACGGCGGCGTGCGTCCGCTTTGTATTCTGAAATCTGAAATCTTGGTTGAACTTTGCGGCGGCTGAGAAAAGGAGCTGAGCAATGGCACTTGAGATAATCAAACTGAAACACAACTCGCCTGAGTGGTTGGCGTTTCGTAAAACGGGTTTGGGCGGCTCTGACGCCGCCGCAATACTCGGACTTAGCCCGTTTAAGACAAACGTTGAGGTTTGGGAGGAAAAGGTGGGACTAAGAGAGCCTGAGGATATATCCGATAAACCTGAGGTCAAATATGGCAAGCAGGCGGAAGATTTACTCGTAAAGCTTTTTGCTCTCGATTATCCACAATTCAAGGTAAAGCAAAACAAAAAAGAGGTTTACCGTAGAGGCTTTATGTTCGCCTCTCTCGACGGCGAGCTGATAGAAAAAACAACTAAAGAGCGTGGTCTTTTAGAAAATAAGACAACCGAAATACACTCGGCTACTGCGTTCTCAAAATGGAATAAGCAAATACCCGATTATTACTACGTACAGGTATTGCATTACTTAATCGTTACGGGTTGGGAGTTTGCTTATTGTAAAGGGCAGATAAAACAAAAAGGAACTAACGGCGAAATTGAACTGATAACACGGCATTATCCGTACTATCGAAAAGACCTGCTAAACGACCTGAAATATCTGTACCTGAAAGAAAAAGAGTTTTGGGGGTATGTGCAACGAAAGGAGCGTCCGCCGTTGATATTACCACCGCTCGCAGCTTAAAAAACAGTAACAAAAAATATTATTTTTGGAGGATAAAAAAATTATGGCAAACGAACTTACTCTCATTATGGAAACTCCCGTAGAGCAGCTTATTCCTAAAATGCTTGCGTGGAACAACGAAGAACTGCTCGCAAGAGTAGAGGCTACCCTGTCGCAATATCAGGGTGTAGTGTACGACGATTCGCAAATTATCGAGGCGAAAGGCGTCAGGGCTCAGCTCAATACGTTCTGCAAAGCGTTGAACGACGAACGTATAAGAATCGGCAAAATTTACACGTCGCCGTATGACCGCTTTAAGGGCGAGGTTGATGTTGTAATAAGCAAGGTCAAAGAGGTCGTCGCTCATATCGACGGGCAGGTTGTATCTTATGAGAACAGAAAGAAAGAAGAAAAGCAGAACGAAATCATTGAGTATTTCAAGTCTGTTATCGGAGATTTTTCAGGGCTTATCCCTTACGAAAGAGTGCACAACCCTAAATGGTTAAACGCCTCTACCTCAATAAAATCTATCAAGGCTGATATTGATAAAATTATAGAGAACGCACACAACGCTCTCGCTGCAATCGAGGCGTTAAAATCGGAGGACGAGGCTGTATTAAAAGCTTTCTATTTTAGGACGCTTGACCTGTCGGGGGCTCTCGTTGAAAATGAAAGGCTCAGAGCAGAAAGGGCTCGCATTGCGGAGCTCAAAGCAAAACAGGAAGAACAGCAAGCGGCTGCCGTTGCGACGGAGGCGGTTGAAGAAACAAAGCCTGTCGCTGCCTCAGCGTCGGAAACAAAAACGGTTAAGTTTGCGGTAGAGGCTACGACTGAGCAGCTCAAAGCGTTATCGCAATTCCTGAAAGAAAATAAAATCAAATATTACGCCATTTAAGGAGGATAAAAACTATGGCAAACGCAGTAACGACGAATCAAAAAAGCATTTCCACAACTCAACCGAAATTCTCGGTGTTTATGAATCAGGAGCAAATCAAATCTCTTGTTTCGCAGGCGGTAGGGAAAAACGCTCAACGCTTTACGGCGAGTATTATCTCCGCTGTTAGCAACAACTCCGCTCTTGCATTGTGTACGCAAAGGTCGGTTTTATCGGGAGCCCTCTTAGGCGAATCGTTAGGCTTGAGCCCGTCGCCTCAGCTCGGTCAGTATTACCTTGTTCCTTTCGATAAAAAGGATAAGCAGGGAAACGTCATAGAAACAAACGCTCAATTTATTCTCGGTGCTAAAGGTTATAAGCAGCTTGCTATGCGTTCGGGGCAATATCTTGATATTGACGTGCTCGAAATTAAAGAGGGCGAATATAAAGGCAGGGATAAGTTTACGGGCAAGCAAAAGTTTGAATTTATCGAGGACGACGACGAACGAGAGGCTTTGCCGACGGTGGGCTATATGGCATATTTTGAGCTCCTTAACGGTTTCAGAAAACAAGTTTATTGGACGAAAAAGAAAATGCTTGCTCACGCAGATACGTATTCTCCTGCATTTCACGCAGACAAATACGAGGAATACATCAGCGGCAAGATTCCGCAAAAAGACCTTTGGAAATATAGCTCGTTTTGGTATAAAAACTTTGACGAAATGGCGTTTAAGACGTTGCTCAGACATCTTATCTCGCAATGGGGTGTAATGTCTATCGAAATGCAAACGGCAATCACGCACGATAACGCCGTTATTAAAGAGGGCGGCGAGCCTGATTACGTAGAGTACGACGAAACGACTTATGTAGAGGCTCCTCAAAAAGACGACGAGGGCGACAAAAACGGGACAGAAACAGACGATAAGCCTACGGCTGAGGAACAAGGCGAGTTTGATTTTTTTGCCGCAGGAAAGACGGAATAACGCTTAATTAAAAAAATATCTCTCAGCAGGAGGTTTTATATGACAAAAGAATATTTCCCTCACGATTACTGTGCGAGGTTGAGTTTGAGAGGTATCAGGAAAGATTACGGCTTAGAGGGCTTAGGGTTTTATTGGTGCTTTGTAGAAATGCTCCACGAGGAGGGCGGCTATATCAAAGAGGACGAGCTTGATAATATAGCCTACGATTTACAAGTAAACCCTGAGCTCTGCCGTGCAGTAACTCATAACTACGACCTATTTACGGTAAAGAAAGGAAAAATATACTCTGAAAGAGTGCTAAGAAATATAAAAAAGCGTGCGGAAATATCCGCCGCCCGAAAGAAAGCGGCAAATCAACGTTGGAACGACGACGATGTGCCCGACGAGGAACAGCCTCCTGCGGAAAAAACTCCTGAGGAGGAAGAAAGAGAGGTGTTTCTTGGGTCGTTTCAAAAAGAAAACCACGAAAAAAGTATGATGTGGTTTGAGGAACAGCTCGCTTTTCGTTTTGACGAGTGGGAAGAAAACGAATCGAGCGACCCGTTTTATAGCCCGATAAGAGATATAAGACCGTTGATAGAAAATCTATTCGAGGCGGTCAGAAAGAAACTTACGCTTACTATAAACGGAGAAAAGGTTGAAACGATAGCTTTTCTAAATACGATTATTCACTTTTTCAGAAACAGCGATACAAAACACGCTTTGCAGGGCGTAATAATGGAGGTGAACGAAAAACACTCTGCAGGCGTTATAAAAAACAAACAAAATTACCTGATTTCTGCCCTATACAATACGGCGAAAATGTCAGGAGCATAACGGAGGATATATGAAATCAAAAAACAATATGGCGGTAATCGGTGGCAGGGTATTAACAGAGCCCAAAGTCTTTGATTGCTGCGGAGAAACTTTTTACGAGTTTGACGTTTCTGTTAAAAGAGAAAGCGGAACGGAGGACATAATTCCTGTCAACGTATCGGAAATTTTGGCAGGCAAGGTGTGTGTAGGTAATACAATTTGCTTGGGCGGTCAAATAAGAACATACAACAAGCAGGTTGACGGCAAGAGCAGACTTATCGTTGTATTTTTCGCTCTTGATAAATATTCCTACGAGGGCGACGTGAACAGCGTAGAGCTTACAGGGTATTTCTGCAAGCAGCCGCAGCACAGAATAACGCCGCTCGGACGTGATATATGCGACGTATTACTTGCAGTAAACCGTGATAGAGGGAAATCTGATTACATACCGCTTATCGTTTGGGGCAGGACGGCAAGACATATCGGAACGCTCGACGTGGGGCAACACGCAACCGTAACGGGCAGATTCCAAAGCCGTGTTTATCAGAAAGCCGCTCCCGACGGAAAGGTTATCGAACGCACGGCATACGAGGTATCGGTCAACAGAATTACAGAAACGGAGGCTGAGGAATAATGGATATTTATACGGTTTTAATTCTCAATAATATCGGTTTTATTATAGCAATCGTAGCAATGACGGTTTTGCTTGTGCTGCTTATCCGTTCGGAAAAGAAACTTGCAAAATACGACGAATCTTGGTTTTTCAAACGCAAGAAGAAATAGGAGGCTGCAATGAATAAGGTAATACTTATCGGAAACTTGACAAAAGACCCTGAGCTCAGGGAAACGCCCTCAGGCGTTACTGTTTGTCATTTCAGCTTAGCTGTTACAAGGGCATACACGAACGACGGAGAACGCAAGACTGATTTCTTTAATTGCGTAGCGTGGCGAGGCTTAGGGGAAAATCTTGCGAGGTACCAAAAGAAAGGTAGTAAAATTTCCGTCGTGGGCTCTATTGAGTTTAGGGACTACGAGGACAGGGACGGGATAAAAAGGACGGCTGTTGATATTGTGGCTCAGGATATAGAGTTTTTGTCGTCGAGAGCAGCCGACGAATCAAG